CGATCTGTTCCATTCCGACATGATTTTCACTACAGTCGCCAAAAGTTATCGTAATACACGACATTTTGTTTTTTTTGCTTCGTTTCGTTTTGCTTCGTTTTGCTTCGTTTCGTTTTGTTTTGATTCGTTTAGATTCGTTTCGTTTCAATAAGTTGTTCTGCAGTAACAAAAAAAATCCATTCAATTTTTATTCTACATAAGTCTCTATTCTTAGTCCTTTATTTCGTGGATAAAGCATCCCAATCCAAACACCATTCTGGAATCTTTCGAATTTCTACTTTGAATTGTTGGAATTCTGGGAACCGAACGAGGAGTTGCTTATTCACCTTCGATTTCCTGACCGCTACTTTTTTCTCGATAAGGTTTCGAACATGTTTGAGTTTAATAAATTTTACCTTGGACTTATCCGTTTCTGTGATTACTGTTGGTTTGAAGGCTGACATGGTGAAGGTATTGACGGTGGAGAGGTTGTGTGTGAGAATATAGACCTTTTTTAGTTCAATTTTATTTATTCGAGATACAAATACTTTTATGGCTATAATTATTTTCTTGGATTAGTTGGTTTAAATAGTACACATAGGAATATTCGAATCGGTTATCCTTATAAATGGTATTATTAAAGATTCGTCTATGTTGTTTAATGGACTCTAAACGAACAATATCTATTAGAAACTTATTACAATCATAGCAAAATAGAGTACAAATTTGATTCAGACTACGATCTAATCCCCACATATAGGATTTAATATAATCTAAACAGTAGAAAGGTTTTTTTATAAAAATCAAACGTAATTTATTTTCGATTAAAATAGAATTAGGATGGGTTAGACCCTTGTATTTAAAAATTATAAGATTCGTTATTTCTTCTGGAAGTTTGAGTTCTCTAAAAATGCTATAAATTTCGTCCATTCTAATCTTCTTATTAATAAAATTGATTTCAATTTTTAAATATAAATATAATACACCGAAGACCATGCCTAAATCCGTTCGATTCGAGGAGACACCAGTCGAAGTTAAATATTATGAACTTACGGAAGAAGAAAGAGGTTCCAAAAGGGTGCATTGGAAACTAATCAAACATAAAATCACCCATATCATGTCATTAGAACAATTAACAGAACAATTGAAAAGCGAATATAAGTATCACATTTAATTACATAGAGAGAATAAATTTACTATAATAGAGGTCAGCTTCCATTTTAACTATTTTTTTTAGTAAAAGCGGCTCCGTGGATTTAGCTTTATCATCAAATTCTCTTAATTTTAGATGATACTTGAATAGTTTATTTTGTTTAAATTTTTGTATTTCTGTTTCACTTAATTTACCACCTTGAAATTCGTAAGTTTGTTTGGACGCTTCCGATAAATTCGTATAATAAGTTGAATCAGTCGAAATGAGGTATCGTTTTGTATTGATATGATTTTCAGCGAATTCACAGACATTTTCATTATAACCCAGAGAACGTAAATAATTAGCACCCACAGTTTCATGATTCATAACCCCATAATCGGACATTTTTTCAATCGATGGATCCTCAAAACAAAGTAGATGACCAATATCATGAAAGAGACACCCTAATATAAAATCATTATTAAAGGTTGTCGTATCTTCCTGCGCAGCAACACGACAATAGTCTTCCGCTAGGATCGAACATTGATAGGCATGTTGCATCTGTGTTACCTCTTCACCAATATATCCATTATCACCATATTTTTTCAATAAATTTAGGGCTTCCATTTATATAAAGTAATAATATTGTTTTAAATATTTAAAATTAATTTTTAATTCAAAAATTAGAATAAAGTAATAAATTAGGGTAAATACATAACACCTACTAAGAGACAAAAATAGACCAACGCATGTAGTAAGACTCCATAGAGTGTAGGACAACCAGATTTACTTGAGAATGCTTCACCGAAGATGGAACCCACGACCGAATATAAGGCTGGACTGGAAACGAGATAGAAAATCAATGTACCGTATAAAGCATGTTTTATCTTGATTCCATTATTAATTTTAGCTTTACCCATAGAAAAATATGAAATACTAAAAAAAACAAGTGCATTAAGAAGTAATCCAATGTTCGTAGGACAAACAACGGAATTAAGATTGGTTGGACCGAGCGAATTTCCAGTTATACCAAACTTTTTTTCCACTTTTCCAACTGTTCTAGGACCTAATGATAGTAATTTAGGATGGTTTACTAATACAAATAGAAAGGCTGAATTTAAACTAATTAGAATTTTTTTATTTAATGTAGCCATATAATTATACGAATATTTTTATTATAAAATTGAAGAAACTAATTTTTTATTTTAATAATAACAAAAGTATGAATCATTTAAATGATCCAGAAAATCCATTGTATATCACTGCCCTTAAACGAACCGAAAATATAGAAGAAAAGATTCAAAAATCTAGAATTAATTGTTTGGTAAATCCTATAAAAATTATAGGCGAAGTGGACGAGATCTTACAACATTTAAAAGGCGGACCAGCAAAAAATTTAATAAATGGGTTTTTTAAATATACTACAAATCAATGCGACAACTGTAGAATAGAAAAAAGTAAAACGATTCAACTAGATAGAGCTCATTGTAATAAAGAACAATGTGATCGTGCGTCATTATTAAAACAGTCTATTCTAAAATATTTCAAAGATAACGAAACACCCATTTTAATCAAAGATGTTCTAAGAACCTTTATTACATTACATTCTAAAATTCCATTGTTTATTCTATGTAAAAAATGTCATAATATTTATGACAGAAAATAGATTACTCTATTTCGGGTGTTGCTATAGCATTACTGATTATATGTTGCTTTAGCTTTTTAACTGCTACTGGATATAATACATTCTTCTCGAATAAAAATTTTTTATTTTTAGTGTCATATATATTATATTCAGTTTTGCTAAATTCTTTTAGTTGAAAATGTTTATAGCTAATTTTAAGCATTTAAACTAATTAGAATCTTTTTATTTAATGTAGCCATATAATAATTAAGCATATTTTTAATTGAAGAAACTAATTTTTTTATTTATTATATATATATAATGAAAAATAGAAAACTTTTTGGTTATTCACTTGTTGGGGTTGTCATAAATCTTATTTTACCATTTTTAGCAAAACCATTTGCCACAAAAGAACAAATTAAACCACCCAAAGGTGCTCACAATCTTCCATTTTTGGGTCAGATAATTCATATGCTGGTTCATCACGCCCAAGTTCCATTGTCTAGTAGTATTATCATTGCTGCAATTGTAGGATTATCTGTTTATATTGGAAGTATGTTAGAAAAAAAAAATATATAATTTACTATATGCGAGTATTTCAATGGTAATCGCTATTTATATATAGCGATGTAATCGCTTTTAGAACATTGACAATAATGTCCAATAGGCGGATGTTGATTGTATTTAGTCCAATTATTAACGCATGCGTGACTACATCGTGTATCGCGTGATTTGATTGACGGTGGAATGGTGAAATTGTAAACGATTGGCATAGTTTGTTGTATAATAAAATAATATTATTTACAAATCAATTTTTTAAAAATACTTATAATGTTGGGACATATCTAAATTTATTTTTTAGAGGACTTCTTTTTAGAACTTTTTTTTTTATTTTTAGAACGTTTATTTTTATTTTTAGAACTTTTGTTTTTACGTTTCTTATTAGAACGTTTATTTCGTATCCTTTTACCGCCTTTTAAAGCAGACCCAATTTCCTGTATAATTTGGTTACTCAATTGGTTATAACTAGGCATTAGACCAACTCTATAGTTATTTGATTCAACAAAATAATACTCAATTTCTTTCAGTGTACCAGCAGAGGGCTCGATCCATTTATGTTTTAAAGCTGGTATTTCTTCAGTAGTATTTTCATCGTATCTTTTTTGTAAATTACCTTTCAAAAAATATTTTTCAAAAAAGTATGTTATAATTCCCCGATTATTTTTATTTATTAAAGCATCGCAAAATCCATAAAATTCTTCAAAATTTAATTTGGTAGTATATTGTGGAACACAAACATGATCAGAACCATAAGACGAATTTAAATAATAGTCGTCTCCTTCACGAATGATTGTGAAAAAATGTAGTATACTACCAGTATCTAACCGAGTATTATAGATACACATATAGTAGTTTTGCGTGTCCATTTCATCCCGTGTCAGAACATTCAGGTTATTTATAGGAACAACATTCTCATCAGTAGCATGATTATAATGAATAATTTTAGACAAAGGGCTATTTATATTTGCATTATTTGTAAATTTTGATATAATCTGACACATATTGTTTATGGTAGCCGACGTGAATTTAATTTTCATAAAATAAAAATAGTAAATAACCGAATAGTTAAACTGCCAGAACGAACAACGAGACGTAGAACGTGTAGCTTGGTTCCTAGTTCGTATTATTTTACCATCGCAAATATTTAATTTACGAACGAGCGTATTCATATAAGGATCCTTTAATAAATCGATAAGAGTCATTTCTTTCTTTACATTCTTATCATTCCTATCATTCCTATCATTCCTATCATTCCTATCATTCCTATCATTCCTATCATTCATATCATTCCTATCATTCCTATCATTCATATCATTCCTATCATTCCTATCATTCATTATACTATACTAAATTATTATTAATACACCTTTAGCATTCCTAACTTATAAATCGACGAATCCTCTACAAATGAATAGTATGTTAGAAAAAAAAAAATTGAATTATTAGTCTGGTGTCGGCGTGGATATCAACCATCTACAACCATCTACTACCCGCAACAAACCATCTACAAACCGCAACAAAAAACGCTAGTAACTATCTACAAAACGCTATTAACTATCTACAATCATGGAATTTCTGGATGAATCGAAACTCGAGGCGATGACGTGTGGACCATTCAATAACTGTGGATATTATGGCTATAAATCGAGTGTGTTAAAAAGTGGGATTTGTAAATACTTTCGTCGTGAACAATTTGAAAAGCTCGAGTGGTGTGTCGTGGAAATGTTCTTGTTTGGACTAAAAAACAGTGGTATAATGACGAATGTTATTAACCGATTGAAAATTTTGATTATGGAAGAGCTTGTGTTTAGTGAATTGGGTGCAGTCGTCCGATGCATCGAGTTGGTGAATATGATAGATAGTGAAGAAGATACGATGAAAAAACTTTGCTTGTCTATATCGCTCACGCGAATTGCGAGTACTTGTAAGAAAGGTCGCATCGTTAGCTATGTGAATAATTGGTGGAAATTTCATAGTGAAGAAAAAACAGAAAAAGTGAAATTGAAAAAAATAATTCGGTTTAGAAAGGAAGGAGATAGTGATGAATTGTTGGAGTATGGAGAACTCATGATACGCTATATTGTTAATAGAGACGAACGAATGTTCGAAGTCTTTACGATACTCTTTGACATGAAAGATAAAATGGGAAAGAGATATCGTAGGAGTGATGCGATCTACTTGTTTTGGGAAATTGTCGAAAAATACTATTGCTATGAACAAATGAAAGGTTCAAAATTGAAAATTTTAAACACAAAAAAAAAGAAACTGTTTGATTTTGCATTGGGAATGTTTCACAGAAAAAACATGAAAGAAAGGAAATCATTTGGAATTTGGATGGGATTATTTGTGATTTGGGGTGGTGAAGGCGAGATCATCCTACCACCGATTCCCGAAGTTTCGATTGAAGAACTTTTGAAAGATAGAAAAAAAATTAGTATCGACGAACACTATGTAGTAAAAGATTTTCATGTGAACAGAAAGTTTGGATTGTCTACATTCGGGACGACAGGAGCTTATGTTGAAAATGAAGATACGGAGTGTTTGGGAGTCGACCACGGTAGTGGTGATGTTAGTAAAGTTATGAAATATAGAGAATACTATAAACTACAAAAGGATCGACAAGAACACAAAATACAAGATACGAGTGTACCTGAATTTATGTCGGGAAAGGAAATTGATTCGAATGAGACTTTAAACTTTAGGATAATTAAAGTTCTCGAAGAAGGAGTGTGTGGTCTAAAAAAATGTTGTATTCTAGTGAAAAATCTTAAAACACAAGAAAAACAAGTCGTAAAAGAAATGCCTAAAAGTATGAACTATGGTATCGACTACTTGTTTATGGATGAGTTGAAAGAAAGTTTTGGACTTCATCGATTGGGAATGGTTCGAATGAGTTCTAGGACGAATCTGAGTGTAGTCGATAAGTCGATAAAAAGCTTTGTAAAAAATTGGAAGTATAATCATACGAATACGACCGATGTTTACTATTGTGTTATGGACTTTAAAGAAAACATCGGTGATCTCGGAAAACACAAAGAGGTTTTGCAAGATGATTCGGTAAAGGAAGAAACATTAAAGATACGGTTGTTTAATGGGTTGTTTGGTACGAGTGATAATATTCTTAGGAACATTCTAGTCGGTGCGGATAGGAAGATTCTATATAGTATCGATGAGAATGATATTTATGGAAAAAGAAAAAATATCTTTAACAAAAACGATTGGTGTTTAAAAGATAGTTGGTGTCTTTCAAACGTAGAGAGAGTTTGGAAGGAATTGTTGGAAAATATCGATGTTGAAGAAATAAAAGATATGTTTAGGAAATACAATTTGGAGGATAAGATCGAAGAATTCAATAAAAGATTAGAATATACGAAGGAGGATTTGATTCGAGTTTAAAGAAAAGAATTAGGTAGAAGCGATGTAATCGCATTATAGTTTGCGATTATTTACAATGAGAATCGCTATTTTGTAACCTTTTTTGTGCGTTTATTTTTGTTTGAAGACTTCTTCTTTTTAGAGGACTTCTTCTTTTTAGAGGGCTTCTTCTTTTTCATTTGAATACCTGCACCATCAGTTTCTTCTTCACCCACATTATTAGAAGGTTCTACACGTGTTGG